GGCGACAGTTCAAGTTTATGCGTCTAGAAATGCAGAACTTTTTGAAACTTATCTTTCTTTGGCGTCTGCGCAGAACGTAACGGCAGATACAAGATATTATATGTTAAGAGAAGCTCCAAACGGAAGCTATGAAATCACATTCGGTGACGGGATTACAACAGGTAAAACACCACAAGCGGGCGAAGTTATCCGTGTAACATATCTTTCAACTAGCGATGGTGTTGCAAATGGCGCCAGAGATTTTGTTTCTCAAAGTGAAATAACAGTCGATGACACAGATTATGCTATTGCAGTTACTACACTTTCAAGGGCTGCTGGTGGTTCTGATAAAGAATCAATTAAATCTATTAAATCAAATGCACCAATTTCATATGCATCACAAAACAGGCTCGTAACTGCAAATGATTATATTGCGCTTATCACGAGAACGTTCGGAAGTTTTATTGATGATGTTACTGCATGGGGCGGAGAAGATAACGTTCCAGCCGATTTCGGTAATGTATATGTGTCTTTGAAGTTTATTGAGAATACGACAGAAGCGGTAAAGCAGGTTGTGAAAGATGGAATCGTATCGAATCTATCAGACACCCTTTCTATCATGTCTATTGATACTAAGTTTACAGATGCAGTCACAACTTATATTGAAACTGAAACATTCTTTAACTTTGATCCATCACTAACAAACACTACTGCAGGTACAACTGAAGGCACAGTTCAGACAGTTATCAGAGATTATTTCACAACAAATCTTAATAAGTTTAATACGACATTTAGACGTTCACAGATTTTAGCAGATGTTGATGACATAAGCGAAGCTATTCTTAACTCTCGAATGAATGTTAAAGTTCAGCAAAGAATAACTCCAACCTTGTCACAAAATCTTGCATATTCCCTTCAATATCCCGTGGCTCTTGCTGCTCCATCATCAACTGATTATACTATAACGTCAACCGCATTTAATACAAGCGGTAAAACTTGTACCATAAGAAATAGACTTGGATCTAATATTCTAGAGGTTGTTACTGCAGATGGTGAAATTGTAGTCACAAATATCGGAACGTATAATCCAGTAAAAGGTTCTGTCAATATAGTGAGTTTGACCCCAACATCTATTGTAGGAGCGGCGACATATATTAAAGTATCTGCAGTTCCCGCTAATCAAAGCACGATAAGACCGTTAAGAAACTATATTCTTACACTTGATACTGAAAAATCATTCGCTTCTGCGCAGATTGATTATCAAGAGATTAGAGTAACACTATAATGTCAAATAGGTTTGATTACAACGGAAGACTGCCACTCAATCTTATCATTGATAAGACAAAGGAAGCTTTACCAGAACACTTTGCAACTGAGTACCCAGACTTAGTAAAGTTTCTTGACGTTTATTATGACTTTATGGAAAAAGATGATGAAGGCTATTCATACTTCATTCAAGGATTATATCAAGCAAGAGACTTGAGCACAACACAGCTATCTTCTCTTGATAACATTTTTAAAGAGATTGGCAATAACTCACAATCTGCAGACTTCTTTGCAGATCCAAGGTTTGTTGCTAAAGTTATTGCAGGTTTCTATAAAGCAAAAGGAAGCAAAATCTCAGCTGAAGGATTCTTTAGAGCGTTCTTTGGTGAAGAAGCTTCTATCGTATATCCAAAAAACAATATGTTTATTGTGAATGATTCTAGATTAGGAACAGATTCTCTTAAATATATACAAGACGATAAGCGATATCAGATACACTCTATTCTAATTCAGTCTGGCATTCCTGTAGCAAAATGGGAAGATTTGTTTAAGTTGTTTGTGCATCCTGCGGGCTGGTATCTTGCTGGTGATGTTGTTATTGAAGGCATATATAATCTTAGTGCTTCATCGATGCCTATTGCAGCACTAGATTCTGCAGCTGGCACAGCAATCTTTGAAGAAACCGCATTCGCAACACTTACACAAAATCAGTCAATTACTGGTATTATTATTGATGATAATGATAGCGATTCTCTTGCAGAAAGAGTGTCACTCATACGTCAAATTCAACTATTCAATACTCTTACTATAGCAGGAATTGCAGATCAATACAACTCAATTATTGAATTTGCTGACGAAAACTCACCTACATTCGATGAGGATTCTGATGGAATCATTCGCGCAGTCGATTTCTCTAATACAATAGAAAAAATGGATATGAATAAATTTGATTACGGTAATCCGCTACAATATCAAGATTCCGCGTAATATTTGTTATAAATAGAATCAACACAACAGGAATTAATTATGGCACAACAATCTATTTCACTTGGAACATCGGCTAATGACGGCACTGGCGATACGCTCAGAGACGCTGGCCAGAAAATCAATGAAAACTTTACAGAGCTCTATGGTGACTATATCAGCATAAGCTCATTACAATCAATCGCAGCGGCAAGTGCAGACTTTGACGCATTTAAGACAGCAATCGCAGCACTATAAGTAGGACCTAAAATGGCAGCCATCATCACAGATTATTTTAAAAGAGAATTGGTCCAAAACATTTTTGAAGATGTTGCCGATTCGGCAGTAAACTATTACATCGGCATCGGTAGATCACAGGACTGGGATTCTTCTGATACTCCAACGGTTCCAATTAATTCTCTGAGAGAAGAACTGCAGTTTAGATTGAATATGCAATCTGTTAAAAGAACGGCTGACGTATCATTCGTTGCCCCACGCAAAAACTGGTCTTCTGGTTCAGTATATTCTGGGTATAATACTAACCAGGTTGGACAGCCTACGAATTCACATTATGTTATTACTGATAACAACTCTGTTTATATCTGTCTTGAACAAGGTAAAAGTGCAACCGGCGTGGCTGTTGCATCTACAGTTAAACCGACTAGTTCTGCATCAGCCGCATTTAAAACGGCGGATGGATATGTGTGGAAGTTCCTATACACACTTGCTGCGGTTGATGCAAACAAATATTTGTCTGCAAACTATATGCCAGTAAAACTACAGGATGCTACAGATTCGGCATCGGCAGCTACAGCTATTGAACAATATTCTATCCAACAAGCTGCGGTTGATGGTCAAGTTGCTGGTATCACTCTTACTTCTGGCGGATCTGGTTATACTTCTGCACCGACGGTAACAATTATCGGCGATGGCGATAGTGCAGAAGCGGTTGCAACAGTTCTTGCAGGATCGGTTGTTAAAGTTGAAATGAAAGATTCCGCCTCGACGATTTTCAACGGGAGTGGATATAATTATGCTGATGTAGTTTTCTCGGGCGGTGCTGGAACAGGCGCGGCTGCAAGAGCAAATCTTTCATATCTAGGTGGATTTGGTTCAGATCCTAGAATTGATTTAAAATCAACTTCACTTATGTTTAATGCAAAACCTTCTGGTGCAGAAAATGAAGATTTCGTTATCGGTCAAGATTTTAGACAAGTCGCACTGATGAGAAACGTTAAAAATGCTACAACGGATTCTGATTATTCATCTGAAACTGGATCAGCACTTGACTATATGACACTATCATCCATTTCGGCTGCTTTCTCCGCAGACAAAACAATTCTTGGCGGAACATCTGGAGCACAGGCGTATGTAGATAGATTCGATTCAGATAAAATCTATTACCACCAAACAGAAGAAACTGGCTTTATTCCATTCCAATCATCTGAATCTGTTACTGAAACTGATGGTGCAGGCTCGGGTGTTATTGGAACACCACTCACAGTAGGTGATATAAATAAGTTCAAAGGTGAGGTATTCTACATTGATAACCGCGCTGCCATCGAAAGGTCAGCTGCTCAGACAGAAGACCTTAAGATTATCATCCAATTATAAGACAGGTTTAACATATGGTCGACCAATTAATCAAGAATACATTTGAAAACACATATAGAGACGATTACAGCGACAGCGCTGGTTTTCATCGTGTTCTCTTTAATAACGGCCGTGCAGTTCAAGCGCGTGAGTTAACACAGCTACAAACTATTATTCAATCTGAGATTACTCGCTTTGGCAATAACATCTTCAAAGAAGGCGCAGCGGTAAATCCTGGCGGTATTAGCGTTAACCCAGTTGAATTTGTTAAACTTAATACAGCATCAAATACATTACCATCAGATACTTCGACTATTATCGGTACAGAATTCACAGGCGCAACTTCTGGAATCAAAGCGACAATCGTGGATGTTAAAGTTGCTGTTGGTTCAGATCCAGCAACAATATACGTGAAGTATAACGATGGTCTTTCTAGCGGAGCTTCAATTAAGTTTGCTGCAGCAGAAGATATTACAAACGGTTCTGTCACACTTACGGTACAAACCACAAATACAACACTGAATCCAGCTACTGGTCGTGGTCTTTCTGGCAACGTTGCAGGTGGGGATTTTTACGCAACAGGTCGTTTTGTATACGCTCCAAAACAAACATCAATCATTTCAAAATACACAAGTTTGTTAACAGATGATCTTGGTTTTAAGATTGTTGAAGATATTGTTACGGCAAATGATGATGTAACTCTTTATGATAACTCTGGTGCGCTTCCAAACACTTCTTCGCCTGGCGCTGACAGATATAGAATTAGTCTTACTCTTGATATTAGGAGCAATGTTGATTCAGACGAAAACTTTGTTTATATTGCCAAAATCAGAAATGGTATTATCGTATCTGACGTTAAAGCGGAATCAGAAGATAACTACAATAAGCTCACAGACGTTCTTGCATTAAGAACAAAAGAAGAGTCTGGCAATTATATCGTTACACCATACACGTTATCTTTCGACGACGATTCTGATACAACTAAACTTGATATTCACGTATCTCCAGGCACAGTATACGTTAATGGATATAGAGCAAATAAAGATTTTAACACGAATATTATTGTAACAAAGCCCAGAACAACAGAAACAGTAAACAACGAAGTTGCTGCATTTAGCATTGGCAACTACATTGTTATTGACGGGAATAAAGGTCTTCCAAACGTAAACGAATTCGAACTTATGAATTTAAGATCGGCTACCACTCACGGCGGATCAACGATTGGTACAGCAAGAGTCCGGGCGGTTGAAGAAAATGGTGACGGTAACTATAGGCTTTATCTTTTCCAACTGTCAATGAATTCCGGTCAAAACTTCAGGGACACAAGAAGCATTGGGACTTCAACTACTAACTATTCAAATTTGGTTCTTGAAAACTCTCAGGCAGTTCTTAAAGATGCAAGTAATAGCTCACTTCTAGTAAGTCTTCCAACATCTAGACCTTCAGTATTATCTGATATTTCACTTGCAACTCAACGTAGATTTACAACATCAACAAACGGTTCAGGCCAAGCAACACTTACACTTTCAGCCTCAGGCGAAACATTTGCAAATACAAATGACTGGGTTCTTGCACTAGCAGACAGTGATATTATTTCTGGCGCAACAATCACCGGAGCTGGTACTACAACGGCTTCTCTTTCAGGACTTCCAGCATCTGAAGCGAATCTTGAAGTTATCACTTATGTTAATAAAGCAGCTGCAACAGTTAGATCAAAAAGCCTTGAAACAGGCGCTAATACAATTACATCATTCGATTCTGATGGAAATGGACTTATCTATGCAAATCTATCAAAAGCTGATATCTATTCCTTTGACGGAATTACATTGTCGGATTCTTCTGGCAGATCGCTTGTAAGTAAGTTTACTATCGATAACGGTCAAAGAGATAACTTCTATGATCTAGGCCGTATTATTTTGAAACCTGGACAATCACTTCCAACCGATGATGTTGTTGTTCAATATCAATATTTTGATCACGGTGTTTCAGGCGACTTCTTTGCGGTTAACTCATATACAGGCGAAGTTGACTATGAAGATATTCCTTCACACACCCTAGCCGATGGAACAACAGTTTCTCTTAGAGACGTTCTTGATTTCAGATCGGTTGTTAACTCCTCACAAACATTTGGTGCTGGAGCAGTTCTTCACGAACTTCCGCAAACGAACGATACCATCCAAGCTGACGCTACATACTATCTTGGAACAAGAAATAAAGTTATTATTACAAATAATAATGAAATCAAGTTTATTTCAGGTAAGCCTGCTATTTCACCAAAATATCCAGAAACCCCTGAAAACTCGCTTGAGCTTTATAGAGTTACATTAAACCCATATGTTCTTTCCCCATCGGATTTAACCGTTGAAAAGATTGACCATAGACATTATACTATGTCAGATATTGGTCGTCTTGAGGATCGTATCGATAAGCTTGAAGAATTAACTTCTCTTAGCTTACTCGAACTCGATACAAGCGCATTGAGTGTATTGGATTCAGCTGGTCTTGACAGAACAAAATCAGGTTTCTTTGTGGATAACTTTGCGGATCACGCATTCACTGATGTTACATCGTCGGAACACAGAGCTGCTCTTGATCCGGTTAACAAAGCATTAAGACCGACCTCAAGTGAAGATGCTATTACTCTTCAATATGACTCCGCAACATCAACAAATACTATTCTTAAAGGTGACAACGTATATCTAAACTATACACATAGAACGATATATGACCAATCTTCCGTAACAGGTACGGAAAACGTAAATCCATTTATATTAATGGATTGGCTTGGAAATATTACAATGTCGCCATCAAGCGATAGTTGGATCGAAAAACGGTGGACTGCAGATAGAGTTATTAGCGGTGGGACAAGGTTAAACACTAGCTCAGCAAATCTCTGGAACTCAGCATCATTTAACTGGGCAGGAACACCGGTTGATCAACTTCAAGTTGGTTCCACATCAAGTTCCATTACTTTAGCTTCAAGTACTGTTGCTGGTAGAAATACTTCTTCATCATCGCAAAATGGACAGACTCGAACCACGACGACTTTTGCAAATTCTACAACTACTACTACAACCGGATCAAATCGCGTCGTTTCGAGCGAAACGGTAAGAACTGTTGTAGGCGACCGCGTGGTGGATGTTCTTGTTATTCCATTCATGCGCTCAAGAAAAGTATATTTTAAAGGCGAAGGATTCAGACCTAACACAAGATTGTTCCCGTTTTTTGATGATGTTGCCGTTGACGATTGGGTAAAATCAGAATCATTTGTTCATATTGCATCTGATCCAGTTGACTTCGGTAATAGTCTAAACGGGACCGTTGGACATCCAGATGGGGCATCGAGCCTTGTAGCTGATGGATCCGGTCGAATTGAAGGTTCGTTCTTTATTCCATCAACTGCAGGTTTAAGATTTAGAACTGGTACAAGACCGTTTACATTATCTGATGTTACGTCTGGAGTAAGAGCGAACGGGACTTCATTCGGTAAAACAACGTTTACTTCAAGAGGTACTATTGAAGTTAGACAAAGAGACGTTGTTTCAACACGAGTTCTTACGGTCCAAAGTTTTACTAATACGAGAACATCATCCTCTAGTCGGGTAATCGCACAGAATACTGAAGCGCGCGGTGGTGGACCAGATCCATTAGCCCAGTCTTTCCTTGTCGAAGAACCAACTGGATATTTTGTAACAAAGTTTGATTTCTATTTTAAAACAAAAGCAGCTTCAGAAGCAAATCCTGTATGGATCCAACTTCGAACTGTAGAGAATGGTATTCCAACTGGTAATATTTTACCTGGATCAACTAAATTTGTTTATCCTTCTGAGATTACAGTTTCTGATGATGCAAGTGCTGCTACTACCTTTGAGTTTAACGAGCCTGTTTATTTAGAGCCAGGTAAGGAATATGCTGTTGTTATGCTTGCAAACACCACAGATTACCTAGTGTATATTTCTAGAGTTGGCGACTTTATTCTAGGAACAACAGATGCTAAAGTAACTAGACAGCCATTCTTGGGGTCACTCTTCAAATCGCAAAACGCATCTACTTGGACTCCGTCACAGTGGGAAGACCTAACATTTAAAATGTATGGTGCACAGTTTACTGCAACAACAGGCACAGCAAAACTCAACAACGTAGCAGTTCCTTCTGAACTACTTCCAGCCGATCCATTCAGTGTTGATTCTGCAGATGCGACAATTACAGTTAATCAAGGATCTCACGGTCTTACGGTTGGTGATGATGTTGTAATTTCAGGGGCAACTACATTCGGCGGCATTTCTGCAGGAAGTATTAACGGCACTAGAACAATTACGGCTCTTGATGCAAATGGCTACACATTTGAAGCTGACTCAGCATCAACATCCGCTGATATTGGTGGGGGAAGTGCAGTTCTAGCAGATAAAAACATTCCGATGGATGTTATGATTCCAAATATCACAACTCTCTTATTAGACGAGACTAATATTTCTGCAACAGGTGAGTTTACAACGGGTCAATCTCTTGCTGGGATAGAAACCGCTTATCAGAAAGAAAGCGCTGTTGATATTCCGATCAATAGAGAGATTGTATTCTCAGCACCAAAGTTGATTGCTAATGCGTCAAATGAAACAAACAATATGGCAGGTGCAAAGAGCTTAACGCTTAATATTACAATGTCAACGAATAATGACTTCGTATCTCCTGTAATTGATATGCAGCGCGCAATCGCAATTGCTATCTCAAATAGAATTGACAAACAATCTGCGTCCCCTGCCAGTGGATTTAACGTTCCACTTAACTATGTCGCTGAAACAACAGCAACAGGGGGCACACACGCCTCTAAGCATATCACAAAAGCTATTACACTCGCGGATGATGCTGTTGGTTTGAAAGTTCTAGTATCAGCAAACAGACCATCGGTTGCAAGCTTTGACGTTTATTACAGAGTGTCAAATGGCACAACGTTGCTTACGGATACCGACTGGGCCCTAGCTTCAATTGAAAATAATATGCCTTCAGATGAAAATCCAGAAGTATTCAGATCATACGAATACCTTATCGGCGGGCAAGGTGGATCACTCCCAGCATTTAATCAGTTCCAAATCAAGGTTGTGTTTAAGTCAACAAGTAGCGCTAAAGTTCCAGTCATTCGTGATCTAAGAGCTATTGCGATGGGCGTATAATGAGATTAGTTAAAGCAGATAACGGCCCCGGTATGGCAAGAGATTTAAATACCGGGGCCATAATCAATATAAATAGAAGTGAACTTGAACAAGCCCGTGAAGCAAAGCGACTGAGAAAAGCTAAAGATCAAGAGTTTGAGCAAATGAAAACGGATATTGATTCTATCAAACAAATGTTAACTCAGATTGTAGAGAAACTATAATGGCAAAAGTAATTGTAAATTTATCAGACACTATGGACAGTTTTGTCACTAAGACAAATTTAATTTCTACATATGTTGGCGATCTAACGACTCTGAATACAACTCAAGATTCTGACCTTGTTGGAGCAATCAATGAGGTATATGCGCTAGTTGATAATGACCTAGATTTTAGAAGTAAGATTAGTGTAACAGATGCTGGTGGAGATGGATCATTATCCTATAGTTCTGCTACTGGCGTTATTACATACACTGGACCAAGCGCAGCTGAGGTTAGAGCACATATTAGTGTAACAGATGCTGGTGGTGATGGATCACTAAGCTATAACTCAACTTCAGGTGTTATCACATACACTGGTCCAAGTGCAGCTGAGGTTAGAGCACATTTAAGTGCAGGTACAGCAATTACATTTTCATCAGGTCAAATTAGCGTTACTGCAGGAAGTATTAATACTACACAATTAACTGATGATGCCGTATCAAGAGCTAAATTAAAAGACGAAGTTGGTTTGGTGATATATAACAGTGCAGGCACAGCATTAAAAACATTATACGGCGCAGGAAGTTAATCATGACAGTTAGAACCCCCTTAAAATTGAACGGCAGTAATCTTCAGGAAATGACTTCCACTGAAATTAATGCAATTAAAACAGAAGCCATTCGTCTTTATGGGGCAAATCCATATGTATATTTGTCAGTTGTTGGAAGTGGCGGTAATCTTGGAACTATTAATGATACCAGATTGATTGCTGGCGCAGGAACAACAGATGTAACAAACTACGATACAGAGGCAGAAACCCCAAACGTTTCTACTACAACTGTAGGATATGCTAGGATTACTGAATCAATTGACACGAGTTTGGCTAGTTGGACTGATGCTTCTTATTCGTATCCACTATACTATGATGCCGGTAACCTAAGAGAAATGACCGCTGCAGACTTTGCAGATACATTTATTATTCCCGCTATTGATACCCTTACTTCAGGATCAACTGGAACGGCACAAGCTGGAACATACCATATTTCAACAAGCTCTTCGGTTTCTGGATCAACATTGGTTTCCGCCACTCCGGTATTCGTGGATACAAGAGCAAATGCCGGTGCTTATACTGCTGGCGGTATTCCTGAGACACTAGATCAACCAACGACTATTACAAATTACTATTTGCATAGAATCAATTCTGCTAGTGCTGCTGGCCATGAACTTCCGGTATGTTATACTAAGTCTGGAACAAATCTTTATCAGACGCCCTCGGCTACATTCCAATCAGCTCTTACAACAATGATTAACTACTATGCGGCTGAAGTTACTGGAACTCGAATCAGGTATAGCCTTAATGGAACTGGTACTAACAGAGGTTCTGCTATGACTGATACGAAGCTAAATAGCTCTACGTACCTACAGCGCTTTGTAAATACCGACGATTATAGAACACAAGAAGTTCCGAGTGGATCAGCAACAACAATCTCAACAAACTACTTAAGAATTTACCAAGTTTAATATAATAAAAGAAAGTGAATTATTATGGCTATTTTTAGCGGTAAGGTTGTATCGGCAACCTTTGCGGATTTTCCGACTAATACATTAATTGAAGTTTTATATCAAGAAGAAGATGGTGTTACAGCATATGTTCTTGAAGTAGATTTTACACAAAGTGATTTTAACGATCTTTTACAAGATATTACATTAGAAGAAATTGAAGCTGCTACACAAACAATTGTTAAGGCTGAAGCTAATATTTTTAATAGTGCAGTTAATGAAGAAGTTGAGCGTAGATGGGCTTTAGAATCCGAAAAGATTAAAGCAGCATACAATCAGTTGGATGAATATGCTGAAGATCAAAAGCTTAAAAAATTGACTGAAGTTGAACAAGAAAGAGCAGATGCACTTAAATCTCTTCAGGAAAAGTATAATTTAGTTTCTTCATCGGAAAACATTACTCCAAAAGATCTGCTAAATAAAATAGAACATTGGAATAATGACACAGACTTTTTGTTTAATACAAAAATTGCTATTCTTGAAGATCCTATTATCTCAAAGTCAAAAGATAAAGAACTTAAGTTGTCAATCAGAAAAGCTAAATCAGTGTTTGAGCTATTAAGCATCTATAGTGCGAGAAAATTAGACCAAAAGGACTAATAATGTATAATGTGATATGTGTCAAGTTTGGCACAAAATATAATAGTCAATACGTTAATAAATTATATCATGATATTAAAGCCGTAGCAAAATCGGACTTTAAGTTTTATTGCTATACTGATGATAAATCTGGTATAGACAAAGAAATCAATATCATAGACCCATTACCTAAACCAACCTTAAAGGGCGTTTGGAACAAACTCAGATTGTTTGATCCAGACATGCCTTTTAAGGGTAAAACTTATTTCTTTGATCTTGATGTTAAGATTTGCAAAGATCCTTTTATTCACACAGAAGAAAAGGACTGGGAAAAACTTACTCTTATTCATTCTCACTGGAAAGTCGGAAAGTTATATAACAGACTTTCAAACTATGATGTAAAAGTAAATAGCTCTATTATGTCTTGGGATACTAATAGCGAAGATATTAATAATTACTGGAGCCATTTTAACACCGGCTTCAGGGACTACTATTTACGGAAATATGTGGGTATAGATAGATTCATAGTACATGAAGATTTTGATTATTTTACATTTGATAATCAATATGTACAATCAAAAAAATATCAAAAAGAAATTGATTATGATCCATGTGTAATCACATTTGAGGAAATTGACGTTGAACTCAGAGATCTTATATAGAGCACTAAAGCTTACTGAAGAAGTTTATGATGAATCGATGTATGGCATTGACGATCTATATCGAATTAAAGATATAGGCCATTCGGTCGATATAAACCACTGGAAAAGCAAAGAGTGGTTAGCAAAAGAATTTCACAAACATTACAATCATGACGCCGGACATTTTTATGTTGCTGGCGGGTGGTATGGTATGGCAGCATATCAACTAAGACAAATGTGGCCTGATATTGATCAGATGGCTATTACTTCAGCCGATATGGATCCGATGTGTGAAGAATATGCATGGAAACTATTTTATGATAGTAACATTGATTTTATAACTGAAGAAGTTGATACTGAAATAGACCTGTCGAAATACTCTGCTATCATTAACACGAGTTGTGAGCACATGGAGCAAGAGGATATTCTTTCTATCATTAAGAATAAACCTAAGGATACCTGGGTAGTATTTCAGAGCAATAATTTTGTTGATCTTACAGCACATATTAATTGTTGGCCAACAGTAGATTTATTTGCAGAAAGTCTTAAGTTAGATTATGTTGCATATGCAGAATCTTTAGACTTAGGTGACTTTAAAAGACATATGGTGATTGGTAAATGAAAAAGGTAGTTTATAGTGTATTCATTGATATTCCAGAAGATAAGTTAGATAATCCTGGCTGGTTTGAAAATGGCGTTCAAATAAAAACTGATAAGAGTCTTCAGACAAAAAATGCCCTTAAAGATAACAAATGGAAAATAATTAAAAAGCAGGAAGCCTATGCTAAGTCTATTAAGGCTGATTATTTGTGCATCGATTGTCCAGACTTATATACTGATTGGGCTAATGAGTTTAGAGAAACATATCCTCAAATTTCAGAATACGACATAATTAATTTCTACAAACATTGGTATATGAAGGTATTTTCAGAAAAATATGATGCAGTTTGTTATCTTGACTTTGATGTAATCCCGAACACCGATGAAGATATTTTTGAAGCTCATGACATCAATAACAGGTTTGGTTGCGCTAACTCAAATGACAGAGCGATGTGGGGTAAAACAGTTTCTCCTAGTGAATACAATACTTGTATTCGTAACCCTGCCACGAAATACTGGAACGCTCATGCAATGTTGATGGCTGATGGTCATGACCCTGAGAATGATGTATTTAATACGGGCATTATGGTAGCTTCATCTAAGATTATTAAAGAGCTAGGTTATTTCAATGATATGAAAGAAAACCTGAGCTTGATGACAGAACTAAAAGAAGAAGAAGATTCGATGTATCCTCACAACATTCAACGTGTATTTGGATATGATAATGAAACTCTGTTTTCATATTTGGTTCATTCAAAGTCTATCGATATTCAATATCTCAACGGCCCTTGGCATTATATCATCGATGAAAAATTTGATAGTATGAAGCGTGTGGATCCTAATGCTAAGATGTATCACTTCATTAATAAAAAAATGGAATGGGTTTTGTGAAAGTATTTTGTGTTCGAATAGGAAACAAATATGGTCCAGAGTATGAAGATTATATTAACTCGAAGTTAAGCAATCATGAAGTGATATGGATCCGTGAACAGTTTCATCCACACGTTCCTTTGCAATGGAATAAACTTCAAGTGTTCAATATGGACATTGATGAACCTGTAATTGTTATGGACATCGATAAGCTGCTTATTAACGACTATGAAGAAGTTATAAACTATCCATGCGAGAAGAATGAATTTGTTTCTATTCCTTACTGGTGGAATTTTAATGGAACTCCGTTTAAGATGAGCGGTGGGTTTTATAAGTTTTGGCCTTCAAGAACAAAACACATTTATCAAAAGTTTATGAGTGATATACCTTATTACACAAACTACTATATCAAAGCTGGATTAACAAATGGTCCAGTTAATGGTGAGTTTATGTTCGTCCAAGATAGCCTATACGGAATGGATTTAAAACTTATGCCAGATGCTTGGTTTACTCGCTGGTTAAGTTCTGACGATAAAGAAATGTGCGCTAAACTAACTGATAGATATTATGAGGTTACTGGTAATGAATACATCTATAACGAACAATTTCATCCTGATCTAAAAATGGTCCACTTTACTAATAGTATGAACAAGCCTCACGAATGGAAAGACTATGAGACTCATATCAGATGAACAATTTTATAACTATAATGAGTTATATAATAAAAATGAGTTAAGTCTATGGCTTGACATTTCTACACACTGTAATGCTAAATGCCCTCAATGCCATAGAACGGATGCTAATGGCTTACAAAAAGTCGATTGGTTACCTGTTATTCAATGGTCAACTGAAGAGTTTAAAAAAGCTTTTACTCCTAAAAACTTAAGCCATATTGACAGGATTGATATTTGTGGTACATGGGGAGATCCCATGATGAATAAAGATATATTTGAAATTGTAAAATATATCATGAATAATTCTAAGTGTAAAATATTAATTAATACCAATGGTAGCATCAGAAATGCTGATTGGTGGTGGAATTTTGGATTACTAGGCAGAGAAAGAATCACTGTTATGTGGGCAATTGATGGCATTACGCAGGATCAACATTCGCTATATCGACAGGACACTAACTTACAAACAGTTTTAGATAATATGGAAACATTTACTGCTGCCGGCGGCATATCTCAAGTGTTTACTGTTGTGTTTAAACACAATGAAAAGGATATTTACAATCTAGCTTCACTAGTAAAAGAAAAAGGCGCTCAGGATATTTTTTATGTGCCTTCGAATAGATTTAAAAGAAATTCTACTAAGTTTGAATTTATTGATAAAGTAGGTGAACTTAAATTTTTAGAAAAATCTTCTTTAGACGAATATAATGCACCAGGTCTTTTTTGGAAAACTCTATTTCTAGAAGAAGAAGATAAAATGGAAGTGATACGTAATGCAACACCGAAATAAATGTAATATTAAATGTGAATGGATGCAAACGAAAAGAGTATTAGTAAATCCTGATGGACAAGTTTTACCATGTTGTTTTTTTGCTAATGTTATTTACATGTATGATAGAATGGGCGCGCCTGAAGAATGGACTCCAAAGGCTGAGTATGGCATTTCAGATCAGTTAATGGATGTTCCAAGAGTTGCGCACGAAACAAGCCAAGAATCAATTCTTATGGATTATTATAAAAATCGTGAAGAGTATAATATATTTGAAAATGATCTAGAGGATATTTTAAATAGTGATTGGTTTAAAAAAACATTACCTGAATCATGGGAAGATGAAAGTAAACTAGCTAGACAGTGCAAAACATATTGCCAGGTAAAAGATGAAGAATAACTTTTGCATTATTCCATGGATCTCAATTACGTCGGATAATGCTGGATTAGTAAGACCTTGCTGTAAGTTTGCTGAAAAGGATGTTCAAGGAGAATATCAAACACCTAGCCTTAAAGATTATTCATATGAGGACATATGGAATGGTCCAGAAATGCAGGCAATTCGGCAAGCATTTTTAGATGATAAAAAGATTCCAGAGTGTTCCTCATGCTGGAAAGAAGAAGCGGCTGGATTGACTAGCTATAGAAACCAATATAACCACACGTTTCTTCGACAAATTGATCCAAAAGACTATTCTACAACTTATGCTGAACCACCTAGAGTCGTAGATTTAAAATTAAGCAATGTGTGTAATTTTAAATGCCGTATGTGCGATTTTTCATATAGCAGTCTAATTCTAAAAGAAGATAAAGCATTTAGAGGTTATGATATACCAGATGAATCATATTACATTTCTGATAAAATATTAAATACCGAAAATGAAGATTACTTCTTTGAAAAAATAGTTCCGAATCTTATTCAGATCGAGTTTACTGGTGGTGAACCATTTGTAAGTCCCGAAGCTAGGAAGCTAATTGATATATTATCACAATCAGAATATGCGAAAAATATTGCAATCAATATAACAACTAATGGTAGTAGAGTAAACACACTAATATTAAACCAACTAGAGAAATTTAAATTTGTTAGAATAGGATTAAGTGTTGATGACATTGGTTCTAGAGCGGAATACCAAAGGAAAGGTACTGTTTGGGAAACTGTAAGTCATAACTGCAAACTCTTCAATGATAACAAAAAGTTTTATGTAAATCTACATCCAACGATAAACAACTATAGCATATGGAACTTCGATAAAACTTTGGAATGGGCAAAAGAAAACAACATAAAGGTTGTTACAAATATTTTGCATGGCCCTGAACGATTGTGTATAAAAAATCTTAGTGCGTATAGTAAGTCTAAGGTTTATGAAAAACATAAAGATAATAAATCTATGGTTAACATTCTTTCGTATATGATGCAAGACGGTGAGGATCTTACTGAAGATTTTATTCGAGAAACCGAGTGGATAGATAGTATTAGAAATGAAAGTTTTAAGGATGTTTTTCCTGATTGGAGTGAGATAATTTATGGCTCTTTGCAAAGCCCCAGTTAACAATATGTACTTTACTGTCCATGGAACAGTAGCGCCTTGCTGGTTAACGGTTGGAGCTATTGATCGTTGGAGTCCTACTCATTCTATAAGCGATATTTGGTTTGGTGAAAAATATCAGAAAATTAGAGATAATATTTCTAATGATATTTTTAAAGGTAAATGTGGCGAGTGTAAAAAGGATGTTGATAACGGGGTTTGGCCATTAGCTAAAGCCTATGATCAATTTACTGTAAAAGAATATCCTAGTCTTATGGAGCTGGAGTTAAGTAATCAATGTAATCTCGAATGTGTAATGTGTTCTGGAACTTTAAGTTCAGGTATTCGTAAAAATCGTGATAAGCTTCCGCCACTGCCGCAGATTTATACAGATGAATTCAGACAACAGCTAAGAGAGTTTATTCCTCATCTCGAAGAGCTACGATTTAATGGTGGCGAACCATTTGCGCAAAAGATTGTTTTAGATATTTGTGAAGACGTTGCAGAACTAAACCCGGGGCTTAAAGTCAACATTGCTACAAATGGTACGGTATACAATAAGCGTGTTCAGAAGATCCTGGATATATGCAATATTCATATTAATATTTCTATCGATAGTCTATTACATGACCGCTATAGTGAAATCAGAATTAATGGCGACCTAGCTGTCCTTATGAAGAACTTTGAAATCTTTAATAAATATTGTAAAGATGGAAATCGAGACTTATCTATCATGGTTAACCCAATGAGGCAAAATTGGGATGAGATGGTAGAATTTGTTAAATGGACTAACAAACATCATGTGAAGTTATGGTATAATACTATTCGTTATCCGGCTGATTGCGCTATATGGAATTTGCCGACTGAAAAGTTAAAGGAGATTCATACTAGTCTTCAGGCAGAACTTGATAGTATACCACTTTCGAGCTATAACTATGATAAAGCTGATCATTTGATCAATAGACAGATAGCCAATTGGTTATTAGAAAGTTATGAGTAGTATACCTCTCCTCCCCCAGAAGTGATACTTCTATTATACACAGATTTTTAGGATTGTAAACAAGAATGTTATGTCAAGCGCCATTTTTAGGAATTACTGTAGATCCATCCGGATTATTGACGTTATGTTGTGCTACAAATAATAGAAATTATTTTGAAAGTCATATAGATGATGTAGATGATTTACAAGAATTCTTTTTGAGTGACAAATATACTCATGTCAGAAATATCATGGAATCCGAAGGTATAAAAAAGCTTCCTCAGTGTTTGCATTGCTGGAAAGCTATAGATGGATATTGGACAGAAATTAATAATTATAATGAGAAACAAATCTCTGATACACTTCAAATTTCGTATCTAGAATTAACCACAAGCAACACGTGTAATCAAACGTGTGTTACATGTTCTAGTTATTTTAGCTCTAAGTGGAGAAAGATAGAATCTAAATTTAACAGGCATATTCACCCATCATTTCAATTATCAGATTCGGCTATTGATAAAGTTATTAAAGTCTTACCTGGATTGAAATATCTTCAAATTAAAGGCGGGGAACCGTTTGCTGATAAAAACAATCTTAAAATTTTAAAAGCGCTATCTAAAGTAAATCCTGAATGCGAAGTTATTATAACGAGTAATTTTCAACGCGTACCAAATGAATGGTATGAAGTGTTAAAGCTTCTTCCAAATATAAAAGCTGGAGCTAGTATTGATGGTATAGGTAAAACTTATGACTGGATACGAGGCGGTTCATTTAAAGATACTATACAAAACTTAGAGAATTTCTATAAAAAAACTGGAAATACAGTTGTTATAAATGTATGCGTTTCTTTGTATAATATATTTCATTTATCTGATATATTAGATTACTTTAAAAATAAAGAATATGTTTCAGTTACGATATTCAATAATATCATGGAATACCCCAGAGAACAATCAATACAATCTTTGGATCCATTAACTTTGAAAAAAATAACATTTTTTGAACTTCCATTTTGGCATAAGGAACTTGAAAATATAAACAAAGTAGAATCTTTTAGCGATGATATTAGATTTAATCTTATGAGTAAGTTTATATCACACACAGAAACCATGAATTCTATTAGAGGGTTTAATATTTTTGATATTCAACCTAAATTAGCCGAACTTTGCAATATAAAAATGTATAAATAAAGGTAATAGACCAAGAGGAAATCATGGCTCAATACGAAGACTTAATCATTGATCAGGGTGCTGATGTAGCAATTGAGATAGAATTGCTCGAAAAGGATGGATCCGTAAAGGATCTGACTGGCTTTTCAGCATTTGCTAAAATGAAAAGGTCATATAATGCTGATAGTGATAATACTCAGGCTTTTACTACAACTATTAACGCAGAAACTCCAGAAGACGGTAAGCTTATTTTAGAATTGTCAAACACTGAAACGGATTCATTAAAACCTGGAAGATGGTTATATGATGTTGAAATTTCATATCTTGATAGTGATTCCAACACCGTTATTGAAAGAGTTCTTGAGGGTAATATTCAAGTAACTCCGTCAGTAACGAGGTAGATATGGCAATTAAAGTAAAAACTGGTTCAACTGCTGCATCAATTAAAGTAAGATCGGCCAATACTTCAGTCAAACAGGTTACAGTTGGATCTCCAGTAAGAATTATTAGAAGAGTTCAAGCTAGTGATTTTCAATTTGGCGCCATCGCCGGCATTGATATCACTGGAGTGACCGACGGATCCATGCTAGTATATAACGATGGAACAGAAAACTTTGAAGCAAAAGTCGATATAACAAATACAAATACTACATTTAACGGAGGCAATTTTTAATGGCCGTAATTAGAATCAAACGATCTACGGGCACGTCAGCTCCAGGTTCACTAAAGACGGCTGAATTAGCCTACGCGATGGGTACAGGTACCCAAGCTAATGCGGGTGACCGACTATTCTTTGGTAAAGGTGATGACGGATCTGGTAACGCAACTTCAATCGTTGTTGTTGGTGGTGAATATTTCACAAGTATGTTGGACCACGTTGCTGGTACTCTTACAGCATCTAGTGCAATTATTACAGATGCATCTAATAAAATAGATAACCTTAAAGTTGATAATATTGATATCAACGGAAATACAATCAGCACGACTGATACAAACGGAAATCTTGTACTAAGCCCAAATGGTTCTGGTACAGTAGACGTTGCTACTTCTAAAATCACAAGCGTTGTTGATCCTACTTCGAATCAAGATGCTGCTACAAAGAAATACGTTGATGACCAATTTGGTGGTGCAGCTGTTATCTTTACGATCCAGGATGATGCAGCAGCTACAGACACGGTTTCAGGTCAAGAGACACTTACATTTAATGGCGACGATTGGTTAACAACTGCGGTTACCAATAATACCGTTACATTTACTCATGATATTTCTGGTGTAACTGCCGGTACATATGGTTCTGCTACAGCAATTCCAGTATTTACTGTTGATGATAGAGGTCACATTGATTCTGCTGGAACTATTGCAGTTGCTACAGATCTTACAGTTGCCGGTGATGCTGGTTCTAACCAAACAATCTCTCTCTTAACAGACACTCTTACGATTGCTGGTGGGACAAACATTAATACGTTTGCTCAAGCAACCGATCAAATTACAGTTCACCTAGATTCTGATGTATTAGGTCTATCACAACTTGGTGTTGACAATATTAACATCAATGGTAATACAATTATTTCGACAGATACTAATGGCGATATTAATGTCACGCCAAATGGTTCTGGCTCTGTTGTTATGTCAAAGGTCAGTATTACAGATCAATTAACTGTTGACAATATCAATATTAATGGTAACACAATTAGTTCGACAGATGGTAGCAATACCATGTTTATCGATCCAGCTCCTGTTGATTCTGACGGTGGTACTCTTGTAATTCGCGGTAACCTTACCGTTCAAGGTACGCAAACTATCGTTAATTCTACGACAGTTTCTATCAATGATCTTAATATGGTTCTTGCTGATTCGGCTGGAAATGCTGCAGCTGCCGATGGCGCTGGTCTTACAATCGGTGGGGCAGGTTATTCTGGGACTCAAGCGACATTCACATTCAACGGTGCGAATGATGAATGGGAAATGAACAAAACCCTTAACCTAACAGATTCGAATTCTCTTGAATTTGGTGGTGTTAATTGGAAAGAGGTTCTAGAAGATCACCTCGTCAATAATGTTCTTGTTGAAGGCGAAGGCCTTGATATTACATATGATGATGGTGGAAATACAATTACATTTGCTGCGGAACTTGCAACACTCACAAATAGAGGTGTTGCATCATTCGGCGGCTGGGCAGACTCTGACCAAACAATTAGACAATTCAGCGTAAATTCGGGTGACGTTAGAATTGAGCATATTGACGGCGGCGTATTCTAAGTATAAATAACGTAAAGTCTAGGATATTTTTATATCCTAGACTCTAAACTAAAGCCTTTTTTAAGGAATTAATATGACAAAAGTCTTACTTAAAAAATCCTCTGTTGGGGATAATGCACCTGGTACTGGCGATCTCGAATATGGCGAGGTCGCTATTAACTATGCCGATGGTCGACTTTACTACAAAAATTCCTCAAATCAAATTAAAAACTTTATCGATTCGGACGTTTTAGATGCAACGTATATCCGAAGTGTTTTTGATGATCCGGCTCCAGAATTATCAGCAAATTTAGAAATAGATAGCCACCGGATCACTAACGTTACTTATGGCCCAGGTTCTTAT